TACCAGTGAGTCGGATTCAAACGTAGGAGAGGAGTCTTTTAGTAGCGCTGTGAACGATGTCCAGGTACGGGTCTCTGGCAGCGTCACTTCATCAGTCGCTAGTGTTGGTGCGACAGTACCATCTGACCAACCGACATAGACTTCAACATACGCATTATCAGCGGCAAGTTGTAGCAATGTGATATGGCTTTCATTATCAGGATCAGTGTTAATCATGATTGAGCCTTCGCCCGGTTGATTAAGACCATATACGGATGTGGCGCTATCCGTTTCTTCTAAGCAGGTATCAGTGATGTCAGTTGGGCTGTCATCGCCCAGCGTAATACCTGTGATGCAGACCATCTTAGTTAAGAGTGCTGTACCGCCATGCTTAACCCAAACTTGCGTACCCTGTGTAAGTACGCCTTTTTTAATCTTAGCCATTTCTGTGTGTCCTGTATTAGTGGTTTCTTAACGCTCTAAAATCCAATTGGCATCGAATCCGCGAGCGTAAAGCTTGGTTTCAGTTTCGTACTGATTGATTGATGGATTATTTATCCATGATCGTGACTCTAAAGCCTTGCGGCAAGCATCGCGTAATGCATAGGCATTTTTTGCATGGACGGCATAGACCATAATCTGATATTGAGTGTCATCAAAATTAGCCGGGCTATCGAGATGGTTATTGGCTTGACCGCTGATTGCTTGCCACACGACATAAGGTAACGGGGTGTTGATTGGTGCCACGTCTTCATAGACTTGTTTTTCAACGTTGATTAATGCAGTAACACCGGCATTATTTTTTAGGGTGGCGTATATCGGAATAAAGCTCATAGCTTGGCAATCTCCTTGTCGAGTTCTTCACTGAATGAGCGTTTAAACTCAGCCTCAACCGCATCTTTATTGTTGCTAAATGCTGGACGCATAAAGGGCGTAGCTGCATGGCGTGACGTACCAAATTCTTGAAAGCGCCAGTACCAAGTGTCACCGCCTGAATTACCAGTACCGCTAACTTTCTTAGCGCCGCCTTTAATACCAACCTTCATCATTACCGTGTCAGCGCCTTTGGTCTTACCTGCTTTAGTAACAATGTTTTTCCAAATCTTGTTACCACTGCCTTTGTCATCGAGAGCCTTAGCATTTACTTTTGCTGCTTTATTAACAATATTCATGGCTTTACGCGCTGAACGAGTAGCGGCGTTTTTAGCTTTGCGCTTATTGCCTAACAATCGTAGCTTTGCTTGGACCGCGTCAAGTCCTGTGATTTCATTTGCCATAATTATCAACCACTCAAAATTCCTGTTTGATTTAGAGATCAGCATTTCCCACTGCTTCAGGCAAGTCTTCATTCGCTAACTTCTGAATTAACTGAAGTAGTAAATTAGGATTTACTAAAGCCAAAATTTCGGCGATGTTCGGGCTGGTATCTTTAAACGTCTCGACACCACCGCTTAAATTAAAAGTCGTATAAGTCATACCATCTTCGTTATCGTCTAAACCCTGGCTGTCGACTGCAAAGACACGGCCTTTCCAAATCACTCGCATGGTGGTATCGATATCAGTGCGATAACGTACTTTCATTCGAGCGGTGACTTCTGACTGCGCAGCTTGAGCACTTAGTAAATCTTTGGTAGATAATGGTGTAATTTTTGCCCAGACCTTGGCATATTCAGTCCAAGCAGATCCCAGATCAAAGCCATCAATATCACGGCCACCTTTAAGGTAGTGCTGTATCGTAATTCGATGGCGTAACTCGCCAGCACTAACGCCCATATTAGCCTCACATATCTAAGAAAGTTGAACCGGTATCATCGTCATCTTGTTCTACCAGCTCGTTTAATATCTGATCATTCTGCTCAATGAGCTGTAAGAAAATCTGCTCTTTGGCGGCTGCCTGTTCAATCAGTATGCTGTTTTGTTCGACCAGCTTTGTCATCAGCTGTATTAAGCCGGGCAATGAGTTTTCGGGCTCGTTGGCTTGCTTCGTCTGCTCTTCGTTTAATCCACTCACGGCGGGCCTCGCATCCTTTACAGGTCATTGTTAAATTCCCAATCGTCGATAAGGACCCAAAAGGTGATAGGCACCTATTGGCATCTCAGTCATAGAGGACTCTGATACCGCTTCACGATGTGCGTACCAATGACTGACTATAAGCAAGGTTGCTTGGTCAATGGACGCGTTATCAATCACACCGTCAGGATTATCTTCTGGTATAGCCAAATCATAGATAGTTCGGTCAAGATGCATTTGAACATGGTCACGAGCAGCTGCCATGTATCCAGTTAGCAGCGCATCTTCATCATCATTTTCGATGCGGCATTGGATCTTTACCTGCTCGAGTGTCACCATGGTTAATCTGCCTTGTCTTCGGTAGTGTCTTTACTGGCCTTAGCCTTTGTTTTCGGTTTTGCTACAGCTGATTGAGGTGATTCCAATTCAACAGCAGCGCCTTTGGCAACCAAACTTTGGCCTTCTTTCGCGCTAACCGACAGCTCTTCGCCTTTTTGTGCGATGGTTCGCCCAATCATCATTCGCTTTAATGTTTTGATACGCATAATTAATTACTCGGATTTGTTGGCCACTTCTTTAGCCATTTTGTTTTTGGGTTTGGTCGCGGCTTTTTCAGCACCATCTTTTGCTTCATCAGCTTCGATAGCACGCTCTTCCGCCTCTTCATCGGCTTGAGCTTTAGCCTTGGCATCTGCCTTTTCCTTCTCGGCTTGAGCTTTAGCTTCTGCTTTCGCTTTTTCGGCAGCGGCCTTAGAATCAACAATTAAGCCCATAGCAACAAGCTGATCGGCATCGCCTTTAACTTTGACTTCGCGGGTATCGCCTTCGTGATACTGTTTATCGCCCCAATGCTGCTTAGCAACCTTGTATTCCATAACGCTCTCCTTTAGTAAGACAAAAACAGCTTAATAAACTGGCTTTGGCTTAATAAAAAACCCCACCAAATTGGCAGGGTCTTGTTAAGTAATATAGGTTAATAACTAAGGCGTGGTTTTAGCCAATAGCGTACCAGTGACAAAAGCTTCTGGACGAAATACAGCTAGCGCCAAGCGCTCTTCACAAAGAATAGTGATTTTATTTTTAATGAAGTCGTCTTGGTTTTCTGTCGCTACAGCAATAGCGGCTTGCATACGGTCAAAAACTTGAGCGCCCATATTGAATGCACCAGTTAAGAACTTGTTTACACCCATTGCCTGGGTAGTCACTACTGGCAGACCCCACATAGTAGGTTGCGCCGTGCCTTGCGGATTACCAATGATATAGCGACCCTCGGTATCTTTCGATAATTCCATAATTGCCCAGTCAATCGGGTTTAGCACGTGACCACTTGCTGGATATTCAGCCATGACTGCCTGTAGTTGAGCAATACGTAATTGATCCATAATACTGTAGTTAGCCATACCAGTAGGGTCGGAAAATGCAGAAGCTTGCGGCACAATACCTTTTAAATTACCGTTCAATCCATCGCCATTAAGCAACTGACGGTCTTCGACAAGTTTTAGGCCATACATCAGACGCGTTCCGATGTACGACTCAAGCTGCGCCGCATCGTCTAAAATTTGGCGGGATGCTTTGATAAAATGAGCGATCGTGCGTACGTTCACCGTTTCATCATCAAACTGTAAATCAGACTGTGCTTTTAAATCGCCTTCTGCAGATTGAGCCGCCGCGTTATTTGTATAGCCAGTTTCACGGATGTACTCAATAGAGTTACTATCAGTACGACCAGCCGCAATCAAATCACGAATACGTAGCACTTGGTTAGGAGGTGCGATAATACCAGGTACTGTTTGCGGAGTGGTTAACGCGCCAGCAGAACCTGCTGCTGCAGTCGTTGCGCTAGTAATGTCAGCTTTTAAGTTTAAAGTCGCACGACCACCGTTACGCGGGTTAGCAACGAAGTCTTTGTACTGATCACTATCATACATTTGCTGACCAAGTGATTTTTGCATCACTTCATCATCAGAACCACGGCGTGCTTGCTTCTGCTCAACTTCATCAAGTCGGGTCTTACCTTCGTTCATTGAAATTAAGGCTTCATCAACCTGGTCTTTTAAGTCAGAAACCCCTTTTTCGCCTTTTTCCATCCGGCCTGTTAGCTCAACACCCAGGGCGTTAACCTTGCCAGTGGCTTTTTCCAACTCAGTGGCGAGCGCTTTATTTTCATCAGTCATGTTAATTAGTCCCATTAATACGTTGTAAGATTGCCAGTGTTTCATTGGCGTTATTAGCTGATTGCTTTGCTTCAGGCTCGCCCTGAATCAGTGGACGCAAGCCATGCCCAGCTACGGCCGTCGCTTGCGATTTGGAGAAGCCACCAGCATCACGCAGGAACTTCTCAAATTCGGGTAGTGAAGGCATCTCGCCTTTCTCTAAAATAGATTTGACGTTATCAACCCTGCTCTCTTCATTGGCAGGGAATGTCACGACACTGACTTCTTTTAAATCGATGGCCAATAATTCCAGAACAGCTTCATCTTCGTTGTATGACCATTTCTGTAAGCGGTATCCAATTGATAAGCCGTCAATGGCCTTATGAAGCATAAGGGCATGAGCTTCGCGCGCACGTGCCACATCTTTAACCAGCAACTGACCTTCGCCATATAGCCCAACATCATCTTCAGTTAGCTTGGTCCAAACACCAATAGGCTCTTTACGGTCATGTTGCCAAAGGATTGGCGGCATCTTGCCTTTGTCCGTCCAGGCTTTGATGCTGTCAGCGAACGCGCCTTTTTTAACGACTTCGCCATAACTGTCTTCAACATCATTTACGCTGCAATAGCCACTAAAAAAGCCATCGTCATCGATGGCTTTTACGTCAAAACTGATTGCTTTAGTCTTTAGTTTGCTCATTGGTTTTTCCTAATAATTCAATAGGGGTAAGGTTGAGCTGCACAGTCAGCTGATCGGCTCCGGCATGCGCGGGTAGGTCTTCCAAGGCGCGCACCTCATTACGTGTCATCACACCATTTTGCAATAATTGGCTGTAGAAGCTGGAACGACCAGCACTATCAGCGCGTAGCAATCCCTCCACGGAGAACTTAGGGCTGTATTTTTTACGCTCTTCAGGTGTGAGTAATTTTCGCGATACCATCTGCTCAATGCGTACTAGCGTCGGTCGCAGGCCATAAGTGAGATAACCCAAATTCATTTGCTCAAGGCTAGATGCCCACGACGAAGCTTTGTCCATGTGATAGATAAGCTGTGGTGGTGTCTTAAACGTTCGGCATATCTCTTCGATACCGAAGCGACGGTTCTCTAAAAGCTGAGCATCTTGTGCGCTAATACGAATATTTGAAGCGCTAGCGGGTTCCATGCCAGCCTCCAATACCATCCATTTGCCAGCATTCTGAGCCTCACCAAAGGTCGCTAGGTTTTTACGTAACCGATCACGTTGCTCAGTATTTAGCGTTTTTTCACCAGTCTTAAGGAAACCACCAGCCTTTAAGTTGTTCTTAAACTCAGAGTTTGCAGCGCTATTGGCGTCAATCTGACCACCAATAACGGCGGACTGATATTTGATAGCGGACAAACCAACCAAGCCGTCAAGCGAAAATCCTTTTAAGTGCAGGAGGTCTTCATCGTTATAAACTTCTTCGCTTTTACTTCCTTTCTTATACGTATATTTTATTTCACCTGTTTTGCTACGACTTACATGCATAGATTCAGGGTCTAAAAACTCTAAAGCAACGACTGTTTTTAGTGCGTTTCTACGTATAAGGGCATAAGCATTACCGTCCAACTCTTGAGAAGCGACCATCGCTTCCCAAAATTCGCTAGCAGTCATGTCAGCATTTGGCTGATCATGCAGTATTCGATATAAGGGATGGTCTTTAGCCAGGTCTTTATTGTCGTCACGAAGGTGAAATGGCAATGAAGCGATGGTTTCACTACGCAAACGTACACATGCCCACACTGTTGCAAGCTTTAGTGCTTTATCTGGTGTAATACTATTACCGCCGGCAGTACTGTCACCAATAAAAGGCGAGGCAGTACTATCTGTATCCAAGCGGGTATCATTACCACCGCCGCGCCACGTTCCTCTGAAGCGTGACCACCAGTTACTATCATTAAGTGTACTCATGCGATAATTGGGTCCATTAAGAAGTCGTTTATATTGCCAGCGCCTTGGTCATGCACCGTTGCACGTGCTAGCGCCATGATCCCAGCTACCGGGCCATCAATCTTGTTCTCAGGACGCTCTTTGTTCGGGTAGATGTTGTCTTTTTTGTCTAGCGTGGCAGTCACGTTGGATATCATCCAAGTCATAATAGGACAATCGCCATGCGCCCAACGCTTTGATAGCACCAAAGCCTCCGTCTCTTTCATTGGCTCTGATATCATTTGCACGGTATGGCGCATCTCAACCATCGTGACGCCATCGTTTTCCATGTTTTGTGCGAGCTGTGCTGCTTGCCAAGGGTCAAAGGCGACCTCTTGCACATCATGCGTCGCCATGTCATCACGAATATCGTCTTCAATAACAGCAAACTGGATGACCTCGCCCTCTGTTACAGTAAGCAGCCCAAGTTTATCCCACTCTTGATACCGCTCACTATTAACCTCGCCTTCTTCATAGAGCCTTGCTTCTGGGATGTAGTATTTGCCATGCACATGATAATTATGATCATCACCATGTGGCGGGAACACCATCACCTTAGCCACTACATCAATCTTAGTTGCCAAATCAAGACCGATATAACAAGGTCTACCCTTCAAAGCTTCAAGCGATAATCGTGTTGGGGATTGGGCCCACTTAGACATATTCATCCAAGCGGTCTTAGCACCGACAAATTCATTGACGTGCTTTGTTCGGAATGTGTTTTGTTTGCGTGCGGACTGGATAGCGTCGCGGCAACGAGCTTCTAAAAAGTCACTACCTACCGAGACGTCATAATTGGGATTGGCTTTACGTATCGCCAGATCACTGGTCCAATCGTCATCTTCATCTTTGGTATAAATCATTGCCCATAAATCAGGCGTATCCATCACGCCTTCTAGCATTTTTTGCGCGTCACGAATAAGAAGG